CTTGTTGCCCATAGCACCATAAAGAGAATTAAGGAGAATTTTAATAGCCATCTGCCGATTTTCAGCGATGTTAATACGTCTCTCAATATCATATAGTTTTTGTTTATCATTTTTATCTACCTTCTGTAACTCTCGTTGTGCCGAGAGCATTTCTTTCTTAATTCCAACACGTTCACTATACATGCCATCGACAAGAGTAGGCATGAAACCTTTCTTATCTGTTCTAAACATCTGACCATTACCACCAATTGCTTTACCTGGATTATTAAATGTGTAACCTTCAAGCAATTTCTCTATGTCTAGGTTCATTACATCGCCATTGGAGATTGTTTCTGTCGACATATTATATTGCATAATAAGTGAAGGATATAGTGAGTTAAGGTCAAAGGAAACTACGTTTTCATGTAGACCAACTACTGGATCTTTTACATAACCACCTGGATAATTAGTCTTGACTTTATTCTCATAGAACGGCATACAGATTTTATTCTCGTATAGGTATCTATGGATAATTGATTCCCATATTGAAGTTACTCCGAACGTGTCATTGTAGTTTACACCACCTTGATACGCCATTGTGAGACAGAGAGTAATAAGACCCATCTTGTCTTCTAACCGATCAACCAACTCTACGTCTTTGATATTATAATCAATAAACTTCTGATGGTCATATTTGTATAATGTGTGAAGTGAACCGTGTTCTGCATAAGATAGTTTCTTTTCACCAAGAACCACATTAGCAATGTGATCAAGCCTATAAGATTCTTGGGTACCATAAGAGTAGCCAAACTTTTGGAATAATTCTAGGTAATCAATAGTTGATATGCCTTTTAAGTCATATGTGCACTGTTCTCTACCCATCATCTTGACATCATATCTGTCAACCAAACCCCAAGGGGAGAATCTTTTAGCCATGTCATCGCCAAGAATCTTAATTGTACGGTTGACTAGGTAGGGGACATCAAAGAATCTGATGTTCCAGCCCGTAATAACATCGGGGCAGTTAGATGGTAGACACCAGTGTAATATAAAGTCAGATAGAAGTTCAGCCTCTGAGCCACATTTCTTGTAGACCACACGGTTGTTTTTCATTAATGAGTTTTCTACATCATAGTCATTAAGACCCCAAACATAATACGTATTGTCAATGTTATTCTTCATTGCAATAGAAATTACTGGGTATTCGGCAGCATCTGGTTGTGGGAATCCTTCATCTGAAGCAACCTCGATGTCAAATGAGGTTACGTTAATCTTGTTTCTGTCCCATTCGATAATGCCAGGAAATTCGTCATTAATATATGCAGGTATGTATCGGTCATTGCCGAATATCAACCTACCTGCCGTAGATTTATTAGAAGCAATCCATTCTTTTGCATCGCGCATGGATTCCATCTGGATAGGAGCGACTGGGATTCCGTCTAAGGATTTCCATTTAGTTGGTTTAGGGGTATTGACAAACAGAGTTGGTTTGTATTTGATCTTTTCTTGTTTCTTTTGGCCGTTTTCATAGCCACGATAAAGTAACATATTACCATATCGAGTTACGTTTGTGTAGAATTTCATAACGAATTTGTCACCTGTTTAATAGTATATATTATATCACATCCGAGCGTAAAAGTAAAGGGATTTCTAGCATTTATATGTACGAAAAAGTGTAGTTTGTCGACACTTATATGTACGAAAAAGTGTAGTTTGTCGACACTATGTACATAAGGTTGGGGGTAATTTCTTACCCCCGCATGATTGTCAATTTGGTCTTAAAAATTGTTTAATTGCAACAACATTATTAGAGGTGCTAATCCTAAGATTAGTCCAGTAACAGTTAATGCAAGTAAAGTAGTTCTTAAGGCCGCAGCAACGTCATCATATTTTTCCACAAAGTGAATGATATGTTTCATGTTGTTCTCCGATAAATGTGTTTTATTACATATCTACCGAGTTTCGCTGCTCACCGGAACTTATTCTTGAATAAATTCCTTCTTCTTTGATGCCCCAGCAGACCCTATTTCGATCTTCCTAGGACGCCTCTCTTCTGGAACCTCTACTCTGGCATTCACCACCAGTATACCGTTCACTAGATTGGCACCGTCAATTACGACAAATTCAGAGAGTCGGAAGGACTTCTCAAACTTGCGGGACGAGATACCCTTATGTGCATATTCACGTTCATCTTTATTTGAGTGTTCCGCTTTTACTAACAGAATACCATCTTTCACTTCCACTAGGATATCCTCTTCCGAGAAACCGGCGACTGCAAGTTCAATGATAAAATTTTCATCATCGACCTTCACGACATTGTGGGGTGGATAGTTGCCTTGACTTCGTCCAGCTGAGTGGATCCGTTCAAGTTCGTTTAGTATGGGCTCAAACCCGATGAATAAAGAACGCGGCACGTTCATAGTATTTCTTACCATAGCTTCCTCCTATTATGTTTAGCAAGGTTTAAATGTGACCCCGATAATTCGGCAGTCACATTTATTTATACAACTTTCGTTGTTAGTTTAAACATTTATTACAGACTTTATTTAGTCTTCCGGATTTCATCATTTTGTGAAATGATTTCCAAATGTTTTTAATTTTTTTCTCCATTACTGTTTCCTATATTGTACTTCGGACACAGTTCCCATTGCGACTTCTCTTTAAATGGAATGACCTTTATTTGGCGCAATGGTGCCAAACTTTTAGCTAATGCGGGTGTTAGTATGGTAACTAAACCCCAATCCGCTAGAAGAGTAGCAATTGTGTTCCTACGTTCTAGGTCATTCTCGATTAAGTTAGATGGTTTGCCATCTAACAAAAACAGTTCTTTAAAATGTACAATAAAGTATCTACCCTGTTTATGCAGAATATGACACGATTGGTACAACTTTTGATCTTTGCGTGATGCTACTCCGATACGTGTTAAAGTCTCACGTATCTTTAGAAAGTCATCCGGTTCATTGAGTGTAATCTCCAGCATATCAGCCGGAGTCCAGTTTTTGATTTCAATATTTTCGTTTTCCACCTTTATAAATCCTTTGTTTCAATATTTCAATATGTTCATCATTAAATAATGGTAAAACGGACTTAGCCTTTTCATTACTATATCCATAATATTCTTTAATGAGCTCTAGGTTTTCAACCTCCTGTGGTTTTAGCCACTTGGAGAACCTTTTCTTCTTCTTAATTATATTTATAAGAAAATGATATTGAAGCTTATTATCTATAGTGTGGTTAACATTCATCTCGTTAGCGTATAGAACAGTATCATTAAAGTATGACAATGCCCTATTAACCATAAACGGAGTATATGCTTTTTCGCAAATATCGTCGTGCATAATATCTTTCTTAGTGATATTAATACTGTTTACATAATCAAATGGGTTCACTTGAACTTAACTCCAGCCATAATTTCAGTGCAGCATGCCACGATATTTAATTCATGATCTGCCACAAATGCATTCTTGTACTGATAATCGGCAAGAATGAGAACTAGCTGAGGAATAGATTGTGGTTCTACATACTCGGCCATGTTGTCATATATCTTACGGAATACAGCAGCTGGTTCAGTGTCAATGTTATCCGCTACCCACTGGCGCATCTTTTTAAAGTCTTTGCGTTGTAGAGATTGCATTAATTCGTTTACAGATACGTCCGATAAGGTAACCAATATACCTGTATCAATAGTACCCGATACTGAATATCTTTGCAACTCATTCAACACTCTGCGCCAATCTGGCATGTGTTTCATAATTAGTTCTGCAATTACAGGAACATCATATGTTACACCCTCGGTATCCAGAATGAATTGGATTCTCTTTAGCATTTCGCCACAGAGCACACCCGAATCTTTCTTGGACATATTGAATTCGATTACAGAACATCTACTGTGTAGTGGTTCAATAATACGATTCTTAAAATTACACGTTAATATAAACCTACAGTTCGCACTAAATTCTTCAATGAATCCACGAAGTGCGGGTTGTGTAGATTGTGGATTAAGGTAGTCTGCCTCATCAAGTATTACTACTTTATAGCCACCTTGTAGGGAGACAGATGAAGCAAACTTCTTAATCTTATTTCGGAGTGTATCAATACCTGATTCTTCTGATCCGTTAATTAACAGATAGTCAAGATCAAGTTCATTACACAGAGCCTTAGCGATTGTTGTTTTACCAGTTCCGGCCGTGCCGGTAAGAAGCATATTGTGTAGGTCACCTCCTTTAACAATATCTCCAAAAGTTTTCTTTATTGAATTAGGTAAAATTGTATCACTAATTTTCTGTGGTCGGTACTTCTCTACCCATAAGAAATCATCCATTAGAGAACCTCCCAGCCATTAACTGTGGAAAGTCTGAAAGACCTCCAAGCCTCCTTGTCTAGTGCCCATACAGCAAGATGGTCAGTATCAGGACTAACATCCTTGATTTCCAACATAACACCATGTGCTTCTAATACTACTGGGTTGAGGGTACACGGCATTACGCGTATCTCGTCAGTATTGATTTTTGTAAAGGTAACTGTTACAGTACCACGTTTGAGTGCCTCTATCAGGCGAGATGTTTCATTTCGATCCATAATATACTCCATAATAAAAAAAATGGGGCCCGAAGGCCCCGATGTGATTAAGCTTCAGCTGAAACTTCTTCTACTTCTTCGGCAGGTAAATCACCTTCAGGCGCTTCACCATCCTTAGGAGCAGCTGCGTTCAAGAACTTAACTACTCGATTCCTCAACGAACCAACAGCTTCTAGCTCTTGGCCTTCGAAACCGCCTCTTTTAGAACAGACATCAATAATCTGTACCATAGTTGCGATATCTTGTAGAGACAGTTGAGGTGCCTCTTCTGCAGTTTCCACTGCGTTTACTTCTTCAGTCATTTTCTTCTCCTTTGCAAAGTTAGACTAATTTAAGAGTTCCCAACCATTCGGCAAACTCCATATTATCCCCATCATTAAAAATGGGAGATTCTTTTGTGTACTTATATTTATACACCATAGCTACTAGTTCTCTCTAAAGCTATAAAATATTCTACAGGATAATTAGTATTCTGCCAGTTTGAAATCAACTTAGAGCTGATTGAGACATAATAATCACCAGGTAGTAGTTTCAAGTTCGGGATATTAACCACGAAATTAAACTGTTCTTTACATGAATTGTCTTTATCTACCACAATATCAAATGTATTGGCAGTAGAGTCTTTAACATCTAAGACACTTGCTGTAACAACACCGTTATCACCACTTAGAGATAACTCCATGTGACCTAAGACAGATGCTGCTTTCTTAATCTGATCCAATACCTTCTCTGTGAGATTAATTCCAACTTCCGCATTAGGCATTGTAATATCCTTAGTTGGTTGTGTTAGAATTTCGGTCTCAGCAAAATAGTATTTAATTTTCTGATCGCCGTTAGACATAGTTAAAGCTTTATCCTCAAAGGATACAGCCGCGTTTTCAATAAGACCATGGACAGATAGGAATTCGTTTAAGTCATAGACTCCAAACTCCAAGGGAAAGTCCTCGGTGATTTCAGCGATGGCCATGATATTCTTAGCCTCTGAAATTGTTTTCACCTTTTGGCCAGGTTTTAATACTAGGTTAGGGTTAACCATAGCAAAGTTTTGTAATACCTTTAGGGTATCGTCTGAAATAATCATATATTCTCCTGTAATTTCATAGTTATATTATAACACATTTACTGTTAAAAGTAAAGTGTTATTTGTCATTTTTTAAGTACTTGCGGTCATGTTCATATAGAGCAAGCAATCCATAGTGTAGCACCTTTTGGAGATCCTTACGGAATTCCTCGGGGGTATTACCTTTCTTCCCATATCTTGCGACATATTTGTCGACATTACCTAGAAAGAATCCCATCCCATGTCCTCTATCTACTATGACTTCGGAAGATTGTAGTCCGCCTTGTCCATAGTGAGCACCATAGGTTGAATCGATATACGTTTGGAGCTCTTCAATAAGAGCCCCTTCGTTAAATTTATAGTCTGGTTTAAGCTGTTTCGGCATGTTCGTCCTCAGTTGGTGTAATATAATCATCATCCGTGAATGATACCCCTTGATCCACTTTCGTGTATAGGTCAAGGAAAGCCAGTTTAGTGTCATCGTCAAATCTCGCAATACATAGGTCGATTGACTTCATCTTATCTTTAAAGATGGAGAAGGTCTGGACAATGTGGCACAACCTTCTGGTTGAAATGACTTCGTCAACACCATCATCATAGAAGGTCTTTCTGATAATATCAGCCCAGGCTACTAGATTCTCTGCGAACCCATCATCAACCAAGTCAAACTTCTCCATGTGTTTCATTACAATTTTCTTTTCTACCGAAACCGATGGAAACTGCTGATCTACAGCTACTGTGAATCTTTCTAAGAAGGCATCATCAATGATTGAAGCAGCTGTGAATCTTCCGTCTTCGGATCCTTTACCTTTGGTATTTGCAGTCGCTATAACATTGAAGCCAGACGCAGGAGTAATCGTTTCACCCGTTTTCTTAACGAGGACAGGTTTACCTTCAAGTATACCTTGAAGACACATAATTTTATTTGTAGCTCTATCAATTTCGTCGAGAAGAAGGATAGCGCCGTTCTCCATAGCCTTGAGTACCGGACCTTTTGAAAAGACAGTCTCGCCATTAATAAGTCTAAATCCACCAAGTAAATCATCCTCGTCTGTTTCTGGGTTAATCTGAACCCTAATAAATTCTCTGTTTAATTTCGCAGCCGCTTGTTCGACCATGAAAGTTTTACCGTTACCGGATAGTCCAGATATATATACCGGATAGAACATCTCGGATTTGATAATCTTAACCACATCGGTAAATGCACCCCATGGGACAAATGTTGGATCCATTTTAGCGAATGATTTTTCATCATTGACTATTGACTGCATCTGCGCTGCTGCGACTGGGGTTTGATCCATAGTATTAACTACCGTATTTGTAACTTCAGGTTTAAGTGCCTCGATTGACGCACTCAGGTCATAGGTGCCGATTTTAACTCTGGCCTCTTTGGTAATTAAAGGGACAAAATCGGGACTTCTATATCCCATAGATTTTGCTATATCCACGATCACATTCTTCCTGAATTGTGTCTGGTCTGGGTACATTGTCATTAATTGTTTGACAATGTTTTGGGTTGATATTCTCACTTCATTCATAATTAAAACTCCTTATCATTTAATATAGGTATATTATACTATGGCTAGGGCCATTTGTCAACACTTTTTTGAAAAAAAGTATATCTTTTTTATATCTTTTTGTTATATACATACTCTCCTTTATAATCAAGCAACTGCCTTACCGAACTTAGTCATCAATACTTTGTTCTGTTTCTTACTCTTGGCAAACTTCTTAAATGCCGTTCTGATGTTTGCATTTGACGCATCATCTTTAACAGCGAAATCATCTTCTTGCGTATCCAGATTTTTGCCGCCTTTGACTAGGTAGTATTCATTGTAGCCAAGAACTTTATTCATGGTAACACATTTGTTCTGTCTGTATTCTTTATTAGCCTGTTGTTTAAATTCTTCTGATGGTTTATTCATTGAGTCAGCCAGAATCCATAGTCTCTGTCTCCAATCACTATTATCATTAGCCATGAAGAATCCGATATTATTGGTATGATACTTCTTGGCTAGATTATTAAGAAGTGATTCAGTAACTACCCTAGAACCTGTTCTGGTCTTAATCATAGTACCATCTACTTGAATAACAGCATTATGTCTGTCAGGCCAAATATTATCGTGATCTCTGTCAACATATGTTGAAATTTTGTTAGCATCTCCATCGGTAAAGGTAATGAAATTCATCTTTTGAACTCCATGTTTCGCTTTAAATTTCTTTACAAGGTGTGTTGAAACCATTAGAGCCTGATTCAGTGGTGTTGAACCCCATTCCTCATAACTACATAGGTCACCCCATGAAGCTCTATTTGTTGCTCTCATGTGTATATGTTCCATAGAATCAATAAAATCTTTCTTATTGAAAGTCGAAGAACATATGTGAGGCATAGATAAATCATCTAGCTCTACAACACCCTGATTCTGTCTCTGCCATTCGTAACCAACATCTTTGTTTGATGAAGTGAATCCATAAACGTCAAAGGGGATATTAGTAGCTTTACAGAACATAATCAAGTGCGCGACCTGATCCATAACCTGACGCATCGACCCGGACATTGATCCGGACATATCAATCAGAAGAATCATACCGTGATTCTTGGCATTGGCTAGATTAGTAGCTGTTAGAAAGATGTCTTCGTTCGTCTTATAAGACCAAAGTTTGTTTACATCCACAGTACCAGTCTTCGCCGTTGTAGCTCTACTGTACTGGTAAGCAGCTTTTCTCATTTCAAATTCTTTTACAGCAACTTGAACATTTTTCTTTACTGTCTTCATAAACTGCTTGAAGTCTGGAATTTCACCTTCATAGAAGTTACGGTAAATATCTTCAGGGTAATTTTCTTTATGTTTTTTCCTGGCTTCTTTAAGTTTAGCATAGTTAATAACTACCTTCTCCATAGCGTCTTTATTAACATCTCCAATGAATACTGGTTGTATGTTATCATCGCCCATGGTAAGAGTTTTTTCTTTTTCTCTAAATATGGTATCGGTTATTGAAATATCTTGTTCTTGTTCTTCTCTACTGTGAACTGGTTCAACAGCATTTACCTTGACTTCTTCTGATTCTTCGGACTTTTCTGACTCTCCGGACTTTGACTCTCCTTGTCCTGAATCATCTTCCATGTTTTCTGTCGATTCCTCAGCATCATCATGGCCCTGTGATTCTGGTATTTCCGATTCATTGTTATCTTCCTCTTCTTCAGATTGTTGTGGTTCGGGTTTCTGCATTAATTCTTCTTGGTTCTCATTGGTCCAAGCTAGAATGTCTCTTACTAATTCAAGTACTTCGTCGAATGATTGTGTATTGAGCGATCTGTGCAAGAATACTTGTTCTTCTGAATTGAAGGGTACTTCTAATTTAGTACCTAATTTGGTTTTAAGATTGATCTTGTCGATTAACTTGACTTTATCCCAGTCAACATTTGTAAGGTCTCCAAAAAATTCTCTATCGAGTAAGTGGTTATAACCTCTGTTAAATGAACCAACCAATCCAGGGTATCTTGCCTGAATTTTTCTTTCGATTCTTGCATCTTCTACTACGTTGATATAAGACCTAGGGCAACCTTTTAATTTTTCTGGGCTGTCGTGCCAACCTTCAAATGGAGTCTCTAATGCATGACCAACTTCATGGCCGACAAACAAGTCATATACATCTTTATGCATATCTTCCCACAGGGGTAGACCAAGAACACGATTCTTGATATCAAACCAGGCAGTCTTAAAATTACCATGTTGAATAGTAACATTTTCTTTAGCCAGTAGTTTGGGTAGTAGTGAGGTTTGTTTCATATTAACTCCTTATCTTTAATATGTGTATATTATACTACGGCGTGGCAGATTTGTCAACACTTTTGTTGAAAAAATATCGTTTAATGTCGCATTTTCTTATACTTTGTAGTTATATCCATATAACTAGCTCGAATAAGTGGTTATCTAATCTTACTGAAATTCTTATGCTTGAAGAATTCTATCTTGCTGCGAAACTTGTTCTCTAGCATATCACCTTTGTGAGATATAATAAAGACATTAGAATCATCATCCAGAGTACTTAGGATTTTGGTCAGATTCTCTACTCCATCCACATCCAGACTGGAGTCGAAAGTTTCATCCAGAATCAGTAGATTGGTACTGGCAGAATTCTTCATCTTAGCTATCTGTCTCCAAGTAAATAGTAGAGATAAGTCAATTCTCTGCTTCTCACCTTCGGAGAATGATGCATAATTGAATGAATCTCTGTGTCTTGATCTAATAGTTTCGTTGAAATTTTCATCCAAATGAAATGCAACAAAGAAGTCCAGAATCTGTAGATAGTTATTGATTAACCTATTCATAACTGGTAGATACTGTTTAATTACTTTAGTCTTGATACCAGTATCTTTCAGCATTTCTCCAATTACTTCATTGTAAGTTCGTTCTTCAACATACTGGAGTTTCTTCTCTGTAGATGAATCTTTGGATTCTCTTAATTTATCCAAATCTTTCTTGGCGCCTTTTAGGTCTCCAGACTGTCCTGATAGCCCGTTTATTTCTTTTTGTACTTTATCTACTTCACGTTGGATAACAGATATCTTATCATTATTAGAATTAATACGTTGCTGTCTCTGACGTAATTCATTAAGTTTATTCTTGATTTCAGTACCTTCTCTTTCGGCTATACCAACTTCTTTCTGTATATTTTCAATATCATCTTGTACTTCGGCAGCGGTTCTCTTAATATCATCAAGTTTTGTCTTCTTAATATCATCGGTAATCTCTTGTTCACAGGTTGGACAATTATCGTTATCCTCGAAGAATCTTGCATCCTTGACTAATGATTTAATTTTACTGTTATTCTGTGTTTGTGCAGATTTAATATCTGACATTCTATCCATAAATACTGTTTGCGACTTTTCTTCTGCTTGTAAGAGGGTAGTTAAATTCTTACCAACTGATTTAGAGTCTTCAAAGAGGGTTGATATTTCATTTTTGTGTTCTTCTATAGCTAGATGTTTCTGTTCTATCATATCTTTATTAATAGATTGCAGATCTCTGATATACTTAGATTGTGAATCCATCTTAGTCTTATATAAGTCAATCTGATGATTAATGTCTGTTAACTCGTCTTTAATCTTTGAGTTTCTTTCTTTTAATAACATATTCATCTTTGAGAATATTTGAATATCCAATAGGTCTTCAATTACAGCTCTACGACTCCACGCTGGTAGTTGCATGAATGGGATAAATGAACTGCTCCCTAATACAACTACTTGGTGAAAAGATTTGTGATTTAACTTTAGAATGTTAGTTTCTAAAAACTTCTGAAAATCTCGCATACTTGATGCTTGATTAATCATATTACCATTCTGCCAAATCTCAAATTTGTTAGGTTTAATGCCACGAACAATCTTGAATTCAGAATTACCTATGTCAAACTCCACTTCGACTATAGCATGTTTACCATTGATAGAATTTACCAATTGGATCTTTGCAATATCTCTGTGTGATTTACCAAATAGCCCAAATGATAATGCATCCAATAAAGTGGATTTACCAGCGCCGTTTTGGCCGACTATAAGTGTTGTGGGGGATTTGTCTAGTTTTACTTCAATGAATTCTTCGCCGGTGGATAAAAAGTTTTTCCACTTACATGATTTAAAATGTATCATACTACCTCTAGGTTCTGTGCTTCAGTATATAGTTTTCTCAATTCAACTTTGATATGTTCTTTATCAAGTTCAGTATCAACTGCTTCGACATAAGAATCGAGAAGTTCTGTAGTATCTTCTAGGGATATTTTCTCGTCATCGACGCTTTCTCCCAAATACTCTTCAAATGATTCTGCAATCTTG